ACACCTGATTTAGCACCACCTATGGATCTTCCCCTTGTTGGTGAAGAACCTACATTTGGGACTGCGGTTAGACCACAGACAAGAATGGAAGAAGATATTGCTGAAAGAGAAGCAGCAAGAATAGGTGTTGAAAGTTCTATTGATTTTTCTAAATTAGAAGAAGCGTTTATTGAACGTGAGGGTATGAACGCAGACCAAGCAGCACTTCAACGCAGAGCCATCCAGAGGGCTTATGAAGCCGAGAAAAGCCAGAACCCTACCCAACCCCCTGATGAAGTTTTTGAACGTGTTATAAGGCAACTGGAAGCCCTTGGAGGGGCATTTGAAGGTGCGGAAGGTGAAGACAGCGGTGTAGAATTACCGCAACTACAAGATACGCAGGGAGCAAGGGTCGGTCCTGCTGATCCACTATATCAAACTTTTGTTAGGCAGAGGCAGCAGGGGGCTGCCGTGCCTGACCTTTCACCAGCGCAGTTGGCTTATTTTGATGTTATTTATAAAGATCAACAGCGTCAGTTCCGTCAGGGAATAACCCAACAACTAACGGGACAGACCGAGCGTTATTATAGATTACCTGATGGAACAGATGTTCCTGCTGATGCTTATGATATTCAAAGACAGCAAAGCCCAGAATTTCCTGAACCTGTTAGAGAATTCCAAAGACCAATAACCGAAGAGCAAGCAGAGGTTCGTGCTGGAACTATTCAGGCAGGTCAACTACCAAACCTTTGGTGGGCTGATCCTGAAATGAAACCAAAGGTTCTTGCTAATCCAGAAGATTATAACCAGTTAGGCATCTTTACAACTACTACGCCATACGGAGGTCAGGTTGAGACACCCGTAGGTTGGTTGCTTCGTTCTGCTATGATTGTTCCTAACACCCTTGCTGGTGTTGTTAGTGATAATGTTATTGCTCCTATTATGTTGGATGAGGCAGGGGAAGAAGAGCGTGTTGAGCGTAGACCAGAACTTTATAAAGATAATCCTGTTCTTCTAAACATCGCAGAGAACAGAGGCTTCACTATGGAAATGAATGAAGCCGCTGATATTATGGATTACAGCCCTGCTGGTAAATTTGCTGCTACTGCTCTTGGTTTTGGTCTTGACCTTCTTGATCCATCATTCGGTATGGTTGGTGGTGCTGCGAAAGGAACCAAGACTGCTCTTCAAATAGCAAAGGCTCGTAGAGCGATTTATGGTGGAGAGGCATTATCATCTACACTTTTTCAGGCAGGTAAGGTTGGTGCTGCCGAAGGTGTTTCTTACTTCCTGCGTGATACAAACCTTCCTTCTTTGATAATTGAAGGAGGATCAAGTCTAACCAAGGGTGGTCGTTTATCAAACAGATTGGCTGTTGGTGATGTTCGTTTGGCTATGGGTGCCGATCTTGCTGGTTCTCTTGAAGCAAGAGCATTAGCCCGTGAAGCAGATACAGCCGCAGATGCTACACAAGCAATAGCAGAAGCAGGATTATCCAACACAACTTACGGCAGAGATTTACAAAGAAGACTTGCTGGTCTTCGTGACGATCAATTATCTGTTGTTGGAACTTATGAACGTGTCCTTGATGATGCTGATAAAGTTATTACAGCAGGAACAAAAAGTTCAAAGGTCGCTGATAATATTGTAAATGTTGTTGATGACTTTGATGCTATTACAAAGTCTCTTGATGATATAGCCTCTGGAACAGCGAGAGGCAAAGGAAGTGCTGCTGCGTTAGATGGTCTTGCTGAAAATCTTGGAGCATTAGCCAAGCGTGATGCTGCTATTGAAACTTTGCTTCGTAATGTAGATGAGGCTGCTTATACAAACATCGGTCAAAAAGGTGGAACAAAAAGATTATTTGAATATGTAAAAGTTCTAAAAGAAGTAGGTGAATTACCCCGTCTGCGTAGACAATTTGCTTTTGATAAGGCTATGGGCTACATCGTTGAGAATACAGGAGGTATGACTGGTCTTGATAGATTTAGAATGGTTACACCAAATACTTTTGCTACACCAGAAAAAGCAGCAGAGATCCTAACAGATGTAAAAAATAAATCTTTGATTGGTGCTGTTGGAGAACAGATTGCGAAGTTCCCTGATGAGGGACTACCAATTGTAGAAAAGATTTCTACACAAGAAACTATCACTACTTCAAAGGGAGCGAGAGGTATTCAGCGTAAGGCTGAACCTGCTTTTGATTTCAATAGAATTACAGATGATATGGTTGCGCCAGCCGAAGATGGTTCAAAGATTACAGCCGCACAAGCAAAGCAAACCTTTGTTGATAGTCTTACTGATGTAGCACAGGAACTTCGTGCTTACAATAAAATCTCTAACACAACCTACGATGAAATCCTTTCTAACCTACAAGCAGGATTTATTACTACAAGAAATTATAGACAACTTATTTCTGGAACAATTGATTTGTATGAGGAAGGAAAGCAGGTTGCTCTTCGTGGTAAAGATGTTGCTAAACTACCAGCAGTAGAAGCAAACAGATTGCTTGATCCTTTGGAGATGAGATCTTTTAGTAGAGGAACACTTCGTAAGTTTTATGATAAATACATAGCAGGAGCAGGCAAAACAGAAAGCCGTGCTGTTACACCAGCCCAAAGACAATTGGTAAAGAACGCACAACAGCAAGCCAGCAATATGGATACTACACTTCGTCAGGGTGTTGCTCGTTTGAAGGGTGCCGAAGAAGCAGCCAAGTATGGTGTTGCTCCAACAAAAGATAAATCACAGGCTATTGGTATTATGATTGTAGGCGAGCGTATGCCTACTTCTGCTGGTGGTCGTGTTGATATGGGAACATTACGCCAAGAAGAAATCATAGCAGATACTATGAATTGGTATATGAGAACTATGTTCTATGTTGAGAAATCAACAGAAAGTTTGCTTGATAGTTTGCTTGGTTTCAAGAAAGTCTTTGAGAACCCAAATGTATTTTTATCACCAGCAGGTAGAGCAAAACTTACAGAAGTAATTGAAGAAGCAGCAAAGAGAGCAGCAGCCAATCCTGAAAGATATTGGGATGAGATGGCTTCTGTTGTTACAGAATTCAAAACAAGAATTATTACTGATCCAGAAATGTTACAGCCCCGTGTTCGTAAGGGTTCTATTGTGGACGTTCAAGCAGCAAACAAAGGTAAGATCCCAGCAGAGATACAAGTTGGTTCTTACTACTGGGCTGAAAGCACAAGGATTATGGATAATACAATCAAGGAACTATTCTCTACTGATCCAGCGTTCAACGCATATACCTTCATTACCAAGGGTGATGATGTAGGTAAGTCTGCTATGAATAGATTGGGTCGTGAAGTTGGTGCTGATCCAGAACAAATTTACAGAGAATATATAAAGCAGCGTGCTGTTCGTCAGGTAGTTGAGGGCAGAGGAACTGAATTAGAAATACTACGCCTAAACGAAGACTTTTGGGATGCTGCTGTAAAAGCAGGAGCAGATCCTAATAATCCAAAGATGGCTTCTTGGAAACAAAAGATTGAAGCATACAGAGCAAATCCAAATAGTCTACAAGCAGAATTAGGTTTGATTACTGAAAATGTTTTTATGCGTGACCTATTCTTGAAAGGTGATGATGCGGCACACGGATTTGTTCTTCGTAATAACATCAACACACAAGACTTTGGTTCTACATATACATCAGTAAGCCGTGTTGTTGAGGATCTAACACAACCAGATAATAGTAAATTCCTTGAAGCAGTATTGGGAAGAGATGCTGTTGATGAATTACAAGAAGCAGTAAAGGCTGGTAAGACTAATGGCTTCGCTCGTTATGTTGATAGTGCTATTCGTTCAGCCACAGGTAAAAAAGATTTCAAGCGTGTTGTTGATGGTCTGCTTTATAGTATGCGCTTGATAAACAACTTGCGTTATTCTGTTCTTCTATCAGCAAGATTACGCTTCCACGGAGCAAACATTATGACTGCCCCGTTCATTACCTATTCAACTATCGGGCAAATCCCTAATGGTGCGAGAGGATTAGAAGTATTTACACAGGGTTACTTCCGTGGAAACAAAGGCAGAATGAAAATTATTACTGCTCCTGATGGTCGTATCTACACTTATGGTGAGATCGCTGATGGTCTTATCAACGCAGGTATTCGTAGTGAATTTGGTTTTATTACTGATGTTGCTACACAGCAGAGAATTATTAGTTTTGCTAATGCGAAGGGTGTAAAGACACCGCTTCGTTCAGGAACCGCATATGTAGGACAAGTAGCCCAAGACGCAATCCTCGCAGAAGATATGGCTTGGAGAGCAGGTGTAGCAGTAAAGGCTTTGGAAGAAGGCAGATCGTTTGACGAGGCTATGACCTTGGCTCGTCGTTCTATGTTTGACTATAACGATATGACTGCTTTTGAGAAGGGACTATCAGGCTACGCATTTATCTTCTATGCTTTCGCAAGACAGAACTTTGCTACGATGCTTCGTAATATGATAAATGTAGAAGGCTGGAATAGAATGACCCGTGTTCTAAAAACTGAACGAGGACTTGAAGCACTTGCTAATACAGCCTACGGAACAGATATGGAGAGCGAACAATTCTATCCTGATTATATGAATGTCCGTGTAACTTATAAGAAGATGGGAAGTAGACCAGATAGAGATGTTTATATAAACGCACCTCCTATCCCACCGATAGATGCTATGGTTATGCTTGGAACTGCTATGACCGAAGGTGGTTATAGCGATCTATTAGCCCGTCAGTTACATCCAACATTCGCCCAGTTGCTAAATGTAGAAACATTCAAGACTTCTAACAAAGAACTAAAACCAGAACACGCAGCACTTATATCTGGTATTGTTGGTAGAGATCCAGTTGATATTGCTAATTTCTTTGCTTCAATTGTGGGTGGTGAAGTTATACCTGTTCCATCAACAGACCCAGATGCTATTGATGGTTTCAAATATCCTCTATCACCAGAGCAGGAAAAGAACTATAAGTTCTATGAACGCTGGGGTTTACAATTCACAGGTTTAGGTTCTATGACTACTGACTACGCAAGATCGTTAGGTGTAAGCGGTTCAGTCACACAAGACCTATCTACCTTTGAGCGTGTGTTTGGCTTCGGCACAGCAGCGATCACACCTATCAAGGCTGCTCGTCCAGCACAAGTTAGTCAGTATGATTTGAGATCAAGAATAGAAGCAATCAATCAAAGGCTTCGTGAAATAGACCAAGAAGAAAAGAAGGAAAGATAATATGGCTGCCGTTGGAAAATTTATAAAACTACAACATTTAGAAGTTGACCCACCAGTAACTTTTACAAATAGTTATAATGTCGCACTACGAATTGATATACCACTACCCACAGGTGTTTATGATTTGGGTGTAAAAAGATTAGTTGGTATAGTAGGTCAGGTAAGATTGTTTGGAAACAATCAAACAGGTGGAGCAAAGAACCTATCTATCTTCTGGTCTAAAAACCAAGCAGGCACGGATCTTCTTTTTGAAGATCTAACCAAGCCTGTATTTACTTCTCCATTCTCTCCAACAGATTGGGTTGTAGATTTTGAATACGATAAAATGATGGTAATAAAACCAGAGGAACACCCCGAAGGAACCATCAGTTTATTTGGTGTTGTCTCGTCAGGCACACTAACTTGTAACCACCTTGATTTCTATTGGGAAGATATAGGTTGACGATTACTATTATTATGAAAGAGGAAAAATAATTATGTCTTATGGAGATCCATACGCAGCAGAACAAGCAGCAGCAGCAGGAACAGAAGATTTATCTTGGGAAGTTCTTGATGTAAACGGCGCAGAATGGACTTTATCCAATCCCAGCGCATTTGGAACACCTGCTTATTCTACTGATGAGGCAGGAAACACAAAACTATCTTGGGCTAATAATAATGTTACAAGTGATAATATTATTACTTTCCAATCTAATTTTGACGGACCCAGAATTTATGTCCCACTATCACGACCAGATGGAACACCTTATCGCTTTGATGATTTCCCTGATGGAAACATCACGCTTCGTATAAAGTGTGAGAACTTTGTTAGACCAGCAGACGAAGCAGGAGGGAGCAATCCACTATTGGGTGCTGTGCTTGGGTTGTGTAGTGACCCTACACTTACGAGCAGACAGATCGTTGGTGGTATGAACCTAAATGGTTTGGGCTGGGGATACACAGGTGTAACTTCAAACAGAACTTTTTATGCCTATTGTAATTCCGCACAGAACCAACTTTCTAATACAAACCAACGAACTGCTATTGCCTCTCTTACTTTGGCTGGTAATGGTGGTGGTGCTGTTGATGTTTTGACTTTTAGTGCTACTGGAAATAACGAGATTAGAAATTCAAGAAATACAAATGTCTATCCATTAGCAACAAGAACAGGACAAATTTATTTATGTCTTGGATGGGGTGGATATTCTGTTGGTAGTGATATTACTGGCGCAGAACTTACCGCAAAGATTTCATACAAGATCATATCTTTTGATACGATCACATAATAAAACCATATAGAAGAAGGAGAAGATATTATGGCTAAAATAGGAAAATTTATACACAGAGCAGAATGGGAAGGAACCCAAGCAATTGGAACTGCCTATCTCGCATCAGGAGCAGGACAGGAACTTATTGTAAATCAGTCATCTGGTTATGGTGAGGGCTTGACTGGTAGACTTTCACATCTACTTCTAAACTTTTCAGGGGCAGGTGCTAATACAAAGATGACTGCCTTTCTTACCAAGGATAGTGCTGGGGATGAAGTTATTGTTCCAGAAACAGAGATGACTATTACTTATGGTAGAGCCACCGCAGGAACAGGTGGATGTGCCGCAAGATTGAATGTTGATATTAGACTTCTACCCACCGAACTACACAACGGCACTTCACTATTTATCTGGGTGAAGACAGATGCCGCAGCCGCAACCCTTACAGACGCTCGTTTGTTCTGGGAGGAATAGTGGAATGGAATTGGAGATCCTTGGATTATTAGCAACACCAGCAGGGACAGCAGCCGTAGCCATCTGGTTCGTCCATAAGTTTATGGCTTTCCACAAAGATGCTGTTGATAAATGTTTGAATGACGCAGAAGAAGATAGAAAATTATTTAGGGAGGCGATCAACAAGATTGATGTTCGCTTATCCTATTTGGAAAAACTTGTAGAAAAGATTATGGAGAAATAAAATGCTACAAACAATAAAAGACTTTTTAGAGAAACACAAAGTATCAGCCGCAATTGTAGGAACTGCTGTTGTTCTATCAACCGCATATGGTTCTTGTTCTTATGATTATGTTGAGAAAGATGTAACCCTTTCAGCACCCGAAGCGGAGGAACCAGCGGAGGAGACTGAATGATTACAAGGAAACCTTACCCTCGTCCACAGACACCCAAAAAGAAAAGCCCCTCTCGTAAGCGTGGAGGGCTTGTGGTGCCGTCTAATAAACCCAGTAGGGGTATGACTGCGGGAAGAAAAACAAAGCCCTCTAAAAAGAAATGAGAGACTGATATGAGCCTATACAGAAATATAAATAAAAGAAAGAAAGCAGGAACATCAAGAAGCAAAAAGAATTCTACGATTGATCCAAAGACTTACGATAAGATGAAGAAAAAGAAAGGTGGCTTTGCTCCTAAACCAAAGAAGCAAGCCACCAAAAAGAAGTAGAACTACTGGGACTTGAACCCAGACCATCACCTTCGTAGGGCTGTATGCTCTCCATTACACCATAGTTCCACTACATACAAATAAAATAATATTTTATATTTCTGTGTAACTGAAAAAAGAAAACCCCCTCTTCCAATCAATTACGAAGAGGGGGTTAGTTTTGTTTGGCGGTTTTAGAATAACAACAATTAGGAGGATTGTTTGTCTGTTGAAGGTGTATCGTGTTCCTTCATAATAGAGATTTCGTCAAGTAGCAAATCACATTTATGCTGTAAAATCTTTTGCTTCTCGCTTGGATCTCTAAATATATTGTAACACGATATAGTCTCCAAGTCCACCTCTAAAACCCAATCAGGAATTTTTCCTATCTTCTTTGCTTGGTGTGCTTCCCTCTCTTCCAACAGGTAAGATCGTTGGAGGACAGGATCCTGCGAGGGCTGTTTTGATTTCAGCCGTAGCAACTTCACCCACAAGATTGCGTGTCGTCTGTATAATATATCCGTCACTATCATATCGTTGCGTGTTGTTCTCTTCACATTTAGACATTTCACTTCTGCTCCTTTTGTTTTACTTTCCAATTATCACCTTCTTTCCAGAAGGTTAGACACCAACCTGCTTCAACACATTCCCAACCAATACGAACGATCTGTCCTTTGTTGTTTATGTTCCCGTCATTACAGGAAGTCTTACGCAAATTGTTTTCTTCTATATAATTTTTTAGTGTTGTTGTCTTGAACCAATACAACTTATCAGTCCATTCATTTACAAAGATAAGATAATCTAAATGTCCTGCCTCTGTTGCGATCCACCAACCTGCTCTAACAGAACCATTATTATCTTTCCATTCCTCTATAACCATCGTATCATATCCAAAAGTTTTTTGTTGGTTACAACCTGATAGGGTCTTTACCTCAACCCCAGTTGTGCTACGATTTTTATTCCAAAGGATATAATCGTTTTCACCATCTAACCCAAGGTGCTGATAGATGTAGTGTGGTGTCTTCGCATAGTCTTGGATTGTTCCACGATCCTTACACCAATCAAATAATTGTTCGGCTTTCTTCTCGCCACGATCACCCTGCTTCAAGGATGTCTTGAAATTTTTTATAGTCATTCTACTTCCCCCTTTATCTTGTTTAGGAAATCTCTTCTGTGAAGGTAAAAAGTTTTCTTGGTTACAGAACCTTCTGGATAATTTACGAGCCTACCATCTTCCCATTCCAAGTCTATGAGATCCATAGAATAAAGATAAATAAACTTCTCTCTTTCAGTAGCAAAGTTGTCTACATAGTTTTTGATTACATCAATAATATCATTTGTTTCAAACATCAATTCTCCTAATGGTGTTGTGGCTACAAGCAATTCATATTCAGGCTGGTAAGTGAAGCAAAGTTTTTTCTTTGCTTCTTGTTGACCGACCACGAATTCTCTATAATATAAACGACCAACAAAAGCCTTGACCTCAACCTTTACCCAAGATCTAAAAGACTTCTGTAATCCAATATCGTTCCAGTCCCAATAGTCAGTAAGCCACTTGTCCCTGAACCTATTGGTGCTGCTTCTGTTGTGGGTCTTGATGTGAAGCCATAGTTCGCTGGCGAAGTCTTCAAGATCCCAAGACTTATAATGTAGGATGGTTCCCAATTTGTTATGAGGGGACAACATCCTGTATGTTATTTCTTTACAGACTTGTAATAACTTCAAGTCAACAAAATCATTTTTCATTTTCTAATCTCCTAACTGATTTGATATTCAAGTCCCGCCAAGGACTTATAAAAACTGAACTAACTAACTACTACATTATAGCATTTTATTAGTAGGTTCGCAACACTTATGGAAAAAAAACTACAACTTTTTTTCCTGTGCTATTAGTAAGTAGTATCTAAAAAAAAATTATACCCATCATCTAAAATTATTTTCTTTTTTTTTCTACTACCACTACTACTGATCTCAACTTCTTGTCCTGTGTATATAGTGTAGGGGATGAAAGTAGTAGCGCATCTCGGTCTACACCATATAGGGTGATAAACTAATAACTGATAATCTACTGAACTAACTAACTTACTAACTAAAAAAACTAACTGATAAACTTATATAACTAACAAACGATTGATTGATCCAAAAATCAATCAATCAAACTTTCATAACTAATAACTAACCAAGGAGGTGACTAACTTATGAATGCTGATACTAACAAACTAACTTCTAAATTAGATACTGAAACTAATAAAGAATATAAATTAGATGACTACCAAGAACCTTCACCCTCATTACATTCGGGTTCAGGTTCATACCAACAAGAAGAATATTACAGACACCTAAATGATAAAATCAAATCTAATAAAATTAGAAATGAAACTTTACTAATTTGGTTTTCTGGATATGTGTTTGGTTTCTTGTTGGGATTTGTTTTCTAACAAAACAAATCTCCCTTACAGGCTAATCAAACAAACAGGTGAGGTGACTAACATAACAATAATAGAAAGGAGAATTGAATATGTTGAGAAGAAAGAAAAAAAGAAATACTAACTGGAAAGAAGAACTTGATAGGTTAGATAAAGAAACACAACTGAAAGATAATTGGAGATATGTTCCAGTAGGTTTAGATACTTGGAAGATAGATTACCAGCACAACTATGATCCTACTGATGAGATGATTGAGAGGATAGATAGAAAGAATAATCCAGAAGAAAATAATATTATAAATAAAGAACTTCCTTCTGGTGTTGAGATGATTGAAAGATTAGATCCTATCAAACAGAAAGTTGTATTCTATTATCTCTGGGATGGTTTATCATTCAGTAAGATTGGAAAGATTATGAACCTAACCAAGCAACGAATACATCAAATCTATTGGTCTGCTATTGAGGATCTCAAAGAAATTTATGGAGGTGATAATGTCTTCTATGATTTCTTTGTTGGAGAGGAGGAATAAAAAAAAGATATGAGATATGAAGAAGGAGAACTGATACTTCCCAGACATAACATACATCAAGATCATTATGGTTTAGGAATTGTATTAGAACAACTAACATTAGAACATCCAGACAACTGGAATGATGAAGAAGAAAACTTACAGGAAATAATATTAGACCTATACGAACACGGCTTCTATGATAATATAGATAATATTACCCAGCAAGAACATCTCCTAATTTACTTTACGAGAATAGGAAATAAAATAATTCTTCCAAAAGATTGGATAGATAAAACCTATACAAGACATAGCAACAAAACAAAAGGAGAAGCATAATGTCCCAGCAAGAAGTAGATATTGTAACCCTACTATCAGGTGTAATTCATTTACTAACACAACCACAGGAAGATGGAGAAGAACTTTCTATGTGGGTGTTAGAACAAGCAACCAAGATCAGGAAAGATTTATTGGAACAGAATACTGAAAAATAAATAATTTATATACAGCATTATGCTGTGTGTTTATAATATAAATATGGGACTTTCTAATAGATTTTATTATCTATCAGTCAGTCCCTAATTTGCTGTAAACCCTTGATATATCAGGCTTTTCGTAAGGTTTGTAGTGTTGCTCCACTTCGCTCTTTCAGTCAAGGTCTTCAAATTATTTACTAAAAAGTTGTAGTTTCTTGTAGACAATCCCCCAATTTCGTGTTATAATATATATATAAACAAAGGAGATTTTATGAATTTATTTACCGAGGATGTGAAGCAACCATTCACCCACCTGATCCCATTTATCCAGCACACCTGCTCGCAAGTTGCTGATGAATTATATTTTATAAATCCTCCGCTACGATTTATGGGTCAGGTCGTTACGCAGATCCTCCTGAAAGAAAAATGTATTTATATTGATTATGGTAGTGATGGTAATATCCGTCTACCAGTCAGCACCACGATGCTAAAACTAATTTGAAAAAAAGAAAAAAAGTAGTAGACAATCCCAAAAATATATGGTATAATATATGTATAGATAGTTGAGAAAAAGTAGTAGTTTTCTTTTTTAGATACTATTTATAGTATAGGCACTTGGCGGTGCCTCGTAATAGACAACAACAAGGAGAATAAAATGTCTAAAAATTATAATGATAATTGGAAATATCTAATGGGGCTAAACTTGAAGGTCGGTGATTTGGTCTACAAGCATAGCCCAAGAAAAGGAAAAGATTTTTGTATCGTTCTTGATATGGAATTAGATAAGGGAATGTCCGTAAAAGATATTCAGGAGAAATATAAATTATCTCATTATACTGGTGCGCTTGATATGAAGTATGTGCGATGCCTTGAAACAGGAAAGGATTATCGCTGGGTTGCCCTATTCAATATGAGAACCAAGAAACAAACTTATTATTTATTTGCTCCTACTTATCTTCAATCCAATCAGGTTGAGGATTTGAACGAGCATAACTTATATGGCTGGACTTTACCAGAATAAATAAATAAAATAAATTCCCCCTTTCCTTCGGGATTGGGGGTCAGTTTCTTTTTTAGAAACTAATTATAGTATAAGCATCTGGCGGTGCTTTGATAAGACAATAAACTAATAGGAGAATATATATGTCTAAAATAAAAATAAAAAATATAAATTACCAATATGCTTTGGATGATCTGTTTGCTGGTGAGATAGGCAAATTAGTAAGATCAAAAAAAGAAAGAATGTTCTGGAACCATACTTGCTACAAAGCCAATACAAGAAAAGGTTGGTGTGTTGAGGAAGGATGTTTAGGAATTGTTCTTGACTTCATACCAGCAGAGAAAGATAAATATAATTCTTATTCATATCCAGTAGATACAGAATATTATAATAATAATTTCTTTTGGAACTATGGTAAGAAATCCAAGATCGCTGGTGCTATTGTAATTGAATGGTTAGGTAAGGGATTGAGAGAAACAATTATTCTAAAACCTACTGAAATCTTTGAACGCAAACAAGATAGTATGTATCATATCTGTTATAAGTTAGAAGACTATATTGAACCACTAAAAAATAAATAAGTCAATCCTCCTGTAATGACTTGCCCCCTTCCAGAAATGGTTGGGGGTTTTTTGTTATGCGGAGAATAAATAAAATAAATAAAGTAATCCTTGACCTTTACTACATTATGAGAACATATAATAAATAAATTATATGAAGGAGATTATGATATGGCGAGAAGAGCATTACCCAGAAACCTAATGCGTAAGGCAGTCCACGAAAAGAATATAGAAGATTTTATTTGGGCTTGTTTAGAATTATCCTGTGTTGAATTGAAAGCCGATGGTAAGTCTGGAACATTCAGCGGTAGAGATATACAAGCATTCTTGGATCATCTTATTAGAATAGATAAAGATAAAAAAGATAGAGGCGAAGCAACAGCCGAAGATCCAAATAAAATAAAAGAAATGAAAGACTGGTTGAAACAGGTAAAGTAATATGGCGAAGAATATAAATGATATTCTTGCTGATCCTCTTTTGTTTATATCCAGATTGAAGATTGTAGACAAGAAAGGTAAATTGGTTTATTTGAAACCAAGTGAAGAACAAATAAAAATAGTTGAAGCATTACACGAAGGCAAAGATACAATTATCTTGAAGCCAAGACAGATAGGATCTTCAACAATTATTTGTGCTTATTTCTTTTGGTGTGCCTACACATCACAGGATCCACAGACATATGCTATTCTTTCCCACAAACTTGCTTCATCAAAACATATATTAGAAATACACAAAACATTTTATTATAATTTACCTACACCATTACAGAAGAAATTATCTGTTGAGAATTCTACCGAGATCCGTTTTGAAGATAGTGGTGCTGGAATTGTAGCAGCATCATCAGCAGACCGAGGAGGTCTGCGTTCTTTTTCTGTTTATAAATTACATATAAGTGAATATGCCTTTGCTGATAATCCAGAGGAACTAAAAGCCACAGCCATCGCAGCACTAAACGACGGGCAACTGGTAATGGAAAGCACAGCAAATTATTATAATGATGCTTTACACCAAGAGATCTTGAAAACACAGAGAGGTCTTGCTTCTTGGAATTATTTATTTTTTCCTTGGTTCTCCCACAGCAAATACACACAACCTCTACCCAATCGTGTGAAGTGGGAACCAACAGAAGAGGACATAGAACTAAAAGAAAAATATAATCTAAATAACCAACAACTATACTGGCGTTATTTACAAATACAAAAGATTGGCTGGGATAAGTTCAGTAGAGAATATCCTGTAACATTAGAAGATGCTTACAAGCAAATAGGTAATTCATATTTCTCCCAAAAAGATTTAGAAAAAATAGAAGTTCTTTCAGTAGACCAAACAGAATTCGTTGTGTTTGAGGAACCTACACCTGACGATAGATATGCTATTGGTGTGGACGTTGCTGCGGGTGTAAACAGGGACTATTCAGTTATTTATGTTATTTCTAAAATGTCTTACCAGCCTGTCCTTGTTTATCGTTCCAATACAATTACCCCAGTAAATTTAGCAGAAATTATTATGGATATATCTGGGAACTACAACGATGCCCTTGCTCTAATTGAAAGTAACAACTATGGTAATGTTGTTATAAATGAATTGAAGCATCTTGGCTTCCGTAGGTTCTGGGTAGATCAAGATGGTAAGGATTGGACTACTACACTAAAATCAAAAACATTTATGTTTGAGAACCTAAAAGAATTGATCCGTGAGGGATACATATATAATCTTGATAATATTACCTTCGCAGAGATTAGAGCATTACAAGTAAATGAAAAAGGAAATATTATTATTCCTGATAATTTACAATCACACGGAGACAACGCTGTTGCTCTTGCTCTTTGTTCTGTTTGTTTAGATAATGTCCGTTTACCAAAAACAACCTATCTACCAGACTGGATCAAAGCCCGTAGAACAAATACTAAAATGCTCCAAACAGGAGCAAGAACAGGATTACATAGGAGATACTAAATGGAAGAAAGAAAACCTGCTAATGAAAAAGAATTGAAGCCCCTGTATGCTTCATCACTTCGTCTTGTAACACCAGAAGGTTTCTGTCGTTGTGTGAAATGCCGCAAAGCATTTCCACCAGAAGCATTTTTCAAAAAAGATATTTTTGAAAATGACGAAGGTTTTTGTAAGGATTGTATCAAGAACTATGGAAGAGATTTCCTACACTTGACCTTTCCTAATAATGTGAAGGGAAAATAAAATGGCGAGAACAAACAAAGATATTATCCATCTATTACGCATAGTCCTAACCGAGCATAAGGACTACTGGGACAACCAGATGGGTGAACTGCGTAAATACAAAGACGCATATGAAAATAAGTTCTGGAAAGGAGAACTTGAATATGACGATAGTATGATCCGTGTGGAGACTGCTGATTGTTTTTCTTATGTTGAAGGTTTTATCGCAGCACTATTTTCAAAGGCTCCTGCTGTTGTTGTAGGGGCTGACGCAGCCAACGCTGCTGGTGATCCTGAATTAGCACAGGCAGCAGCCAACCGCTTCTTATACGACCAGAGAGAACAATTAGAAATTGCTTCTCGTCTTGCTCTTATTTACCCTAATGCTTATCTAAAATTATCCCCCACCGACAGCGAAGAAATGCTTGAAAAGGTTTCCATTCGTGCTGTCCCTCCTTGGGAGGTCATAACGGATCGTGATGCTTCTGGCTGGTGGAACCAAAGGTTCTGCGGGCATCACTATTATCTAACCATTCCAGAAGCCCGTGATAGGTTTGGTGCTAAATCATTCACGGCAGTTCCAAAGCAAGATTACTTTGGCTCTGGTAATTCAGGTTACAGGGGTGGGGGAAACCCAAGTCAATATGGTGTAAGCGATTATGCTGACCTACCAGATGATTACCTTTATATTGAAGTCGTAGAATTCTATGATATGGCTTATGATAAATTATATTTTTGGTCGCCCAATTATAAGAACGGAGAGGAACTATTAGAGAAATCTACTATTCCTGTTAGAACTTATGATGACCTACCACTTTCTAACCTATCCCCATTATACTACGCACGCAAGCCTGAACGCCCTATGGAGGGCTTGTCTGCTGTTAGTAGGGTATACGATCAGTTCTACGAGAAAAACATTTTGAGAACCTACTGGGCTAATGCTGTGCGTCGTGATAGTCGCCAATACATTTATAAGGAAGGTGCTTTTGATGAGGAAGAATTAGCAAAGATTACTGCTGGTGTTGATGGTGCTATGATTGCTACTGACGAGCAAACCCTTGCTGGTCTTATTCAGCCTGTTGGTGTAGAACCTATCTCTTCTAACTTTGATCGTTATTTGAACTTTATTGAGAGCGATATAAACAGAGGATCCATCTTGGCTCCTTTCAGTAGAGGAGAAGCAACCAAAGCAACTGCTACTGAAATCACAGCCCTCGCCCAGTATTCCGCAAGTGAGATTGGTAAGATGGCGAGAGAGCGTGACTTTGCTATTGAGACAATTGCTAAACTTTATTTACGCACACTTTCTCTTCTTGCTGATGATGGAGAGAAGGCTGTTCTTGTTTCAGGTGGAGAAGCAAAAGTTATTACAGCCAAAGACCTACACGGCAAGTTCCGCATCTCTGCTTTGGATCAGGGCAACCAACCCATAGCAGACGCAATCAAAAAACAAAATCTTATTTCTCTACTTCCTATCCTTACCCAGTTAGGCGTTCCAGCAGACAAAATAAAGACAGAAATTATTAGGGCATACGAACTACCAGAAGACTTTTTGAAAGCGCCAGAACCCCAGCCAGAGGCTCCCAAAGTGGGTTCCCGCTCTATACCTGCGGAGGGAGAACTTGAAGAAGGAACACCCACCCAACAGGAAACAGCCGCAAGTGAATTAGCGAACGCTCTTGTCGGCACAGCAGATCAAATAGGAGAATAATATATGCCCTTATATCAGTTTCGTTGCGAAGGTTGTGGAAGAAAGACCGAAGCCTTTATGAAAGTAAATGAAGCCTGCGGTGATAATAAATCGTGGGTTTGTGGAGAAGATAAAGATACTTTTATGTCTATGCGTGATTACGATGGAGATGGATTTGTAAATGAAGGTTGCGGCGGATTGGTCTATAAGATGATCGTAGCACCAGCATACACACCTTCTTTGTGGGGTGATGAGACAGGCAAATATGGTGTAAATGGTTACTTCTCTGCTGCTCTTGGAAAACATCTAAAAGGTGGAAGAAGAGAAGAAAGAAAGATTATGGAAGAGCGTGGTTATATTCCTGAAAGTGATATGCCGAAGCATTACTGGGCGGAACAAACCGAGAAGAGACAAAGAGAAGCAGCAGCAAAAGAAAAAGACGTTCAGGAAATTGCTGCGTTGGAAGCATCAGGTATGGATAAGGGAGAAGCAATAGCAAAAGTTTTTAGTGCTGAACGCTGCTTATCTGGTGACTTGGATAAGACTTGGAACGATAGTAAGGGGCAGACAGATGGGTGATTATCCAGAACAACATAGACTTTGTAAAGACCACGGACACTTTGTTGTGGCTTGGGGCAGGACTACTTCCTGTCCTGTGTGTGGGGAACTATGCCCTTCACATCCAGATTACCATAAAGGTAATCGTGGCTTTCATATTCTTGGAGCAGATACAGGTGTAGGCTTTTGGTCTGCCGCTCTTGGTAGAGAGGTTAGTTCCAAAGCAGAAGAAGAAAGAATTATGAATGCTAATGGTTTTATTAGAGAAAGTGATTTACCAGCACATTTCTGGGAAGATGAAACTAATAGACGCAGAGAGATTATAAGAAAACAAGAGGATGAAGTCCAAACACTTCAAGCCCATCTTGATGCTGGCTCTTCTATGGAAGAAGCCATCACAAAAACATTTGACGCAAAACGCTGCTTGTCTGGGGAACTGGATGAGATATACGAACAGAATGTTGATTTTTCAATACCAAAGGAGACAATATAATGGCTACTGAAATGATCGTAATTGGTGGAAGATCCCCAGAAGAGGGTATGCTTGCCGAAGACCTGAACGCAGCGGAGAACGCTGATGAGATGGAAATGGAAGCACTATCCCCAGAGGGTAGTTTTTCTACCAAGTCACTAAACGCATTAGTGAAAGCAACTAACAAACTACTTCCTGCCTTCGGTCAGGAACCAACTTATCCTACATTTGAAGAGGATATTTCTAAATTTCCTACTGACTTCACACGCATCCTTGCTATGTTTGCCGAGGCTTCTGCTGACGCTGCCGAAGCAGATGCTATTGATGGAGAGATGGTAGTGGATCTTGGTAAGATTACTGATGATCGTTCTATTATGATGGAGGCAGGAAGAATTGATGCTCTCTCTCGTAACAAGGACTTCAAGCGTTTCTTGAAGGAACCATCACCACAGGAAGAAATGGAAGAGGAAGAAGCACCAGCCACAGCCGAAGATATGGATGATGCTGCTATGGACGCACTTTTTATGGAGCGTATGTAATGCCTATCCGCAAAGTGAAAGGCGGTTACAAGATAGACAAAGTAAAAGGTAAGTCCAAAACAAAGACCGCTGCTAAAAAAAGATTAGCAGCAATAAAAATAAATCAATCTAAAAAAGGAAAGAAAAAATGAATAATACAATAGAGACTGGAAACAGCACCTCTGTTGAAAACAACGAAGTAGTTGAGACAACAGAGACACCCGAAACTTATGAGGCATCAGCCCCAGATGTAGAGGATCTTACAATTGACGACCTACTTTCTCTTGGCGAGGATGTAGACCCACTATTCACAGATGACGCAAACCACAAAGGTATGAAGCCACTTCATAACTGGGTTCAGCATCTACCAGAGGACGTAAGAAAGCACGTTGCTAATCTTCGTTCATCTTACACCCGTAAGACCCAAGAACTTGCTGATATTCGTAAAGAATTAGAGGCAGAACGCCTCGCATTACAACAGCAGAGGGAAAGCACCCTAAACAACCCAGCGTATCGTAGAGCAGTAGAACTTGCTAATAATCAGGAAGAATTTGACCTATATGATCCAGAGGGTATGAAGCGTGAAATTGAGAGACAGGCTGCTCTACAATTGAAGCAAATGCTTGAACCTGCGAGAGAAGAACTGATGGTAAAGCAGAGACAAATGGAATTACAGAATTTCAAGTCCCAGCACCCAGAACTAATGAATGACGAATACAGGATGCCTATTGCTAAAATGCTTACAGAGCGCCCAGAATTGAAGTTAGAGGACGCTTACTTTATTGTGAAGGCAAAGGTAGACGCAGAGAAATCAAGTGCCTTGAAAGCCGAATTAGAGGCTGAAAAGGCTGCTCGTAGATCTGCTCTAATGAAGACTGCTTCTGGTAAGGCTACTACACCAAAGGGAACACCAAAGTTCCGTAACGCTTGGGAAGCCTACCAGTATCACAAGGCTAAACAACAAGGTATATAATATATAATAAAGGAGATACACTATGCCTGCCCGTAAAAACAAAACATCAACTAAACCAGCAAAGGGAAAAAGATTTACCAAAGTTGTAAAAAATCCCAAGACTGGTAGAACAAAAAAGGTTTCTTACGGGCAGGCTGGTGCTAAAAATAAATCAGGTAAGCAGCGTATTCAGCCTTCAACAAAGAAGGGCGATGCTTATTGTGCGAGATCCTACGGGATCAAAAAGAGACTACCTAAATCTAAACAAAACGATCCTAACACACCCAATAATCTTTCACGAAAGAAATGGAAGTGTGCGGGTAAAAAAAGCAGACGATAAATAAAATAAATTATTTATTTGACGATTTCTCTATTTATGAAACGGGCAACCTTTCCCTCCGTCAATCAATAGAACCTACGGGTCACCTTGCGATTACTAAAATGGTGAAGGAACTAAATAAGTAAAAATCCCACAGGGACACTTTGAAGATTTAGATAAATCCAAACAAACCATACTAAATTATAAAGGATGAAAATATTATGGCTATTTCTAATGACTTACTATCATCCACCCTCTATTCTATTCGTGACGGAGAGGTAGACCAGTTATACCAGAAGGTCGCCTTCTTGGATCACGCAAGAAAGTCAGGTGGTATTGAATTTGAGGACGGGGGCATCAAGATCCAGCGTCCACTTTCCATCGCAGAGCATTCTACTATTACAGAACTTCCAACAGGTTACGAGCCAGTCTCGCTTGCCGTCAAGGATGTTTTACAGCCTGCGATTTACGAATGGTGTGACTTCACCGCACCTATCGTTGTAACCAAGAAAGAAGAACTTGAAAACAGCGGCGAAAAAGCGATCGTCAAGATCGTTGAGGCTCGTATGCGTTCAGTTATGTCTATGCTTCGTAGAGAACTAAACAAGCAGATCCTTCGTGGTAATTCTACTATTCTTACTACGATGAATACCTTGAATGGTGATGTTGCTGGTGGTTTCCTTGAAGCCGAGCAGAAGATCAACCAGAACAACGTAGTTGGTGGCGTTTCCAAAGCAACCTTCAACGTAAATGGTTGGACTAACCAAGTCTTTGATGTTGGTGGTGCTTTCGGCACAGACGGCATCCGTGGTTTACAGCAACTTTACATCAACGCAAACAGCGTTTCACCTATGGGTGATGTTGATTGTGTGCTTTTGAGCGAGGCTGGTATGGCGAACTATCGTCGTGCTTTGTTCGCACAGGAGCGTTACATCAGCGAGACTACCCTTGATGGTGGGCGTATGAGCCTTGCTTTTGCTGGTGCTGCTGTGGAGCAGGATATTGAACTTGGCTTCAACTACAATAGTGCTGACTTCGGTTTAGCACCTCTTACTGGCTATATGCTAAACTTTGACGGCATCAAACTTGTGTTCCACAAGGATGCTGACTTTGCTGTTAGTCCGTTTGAATTTGTTGCTGGGACAACTGCCCGTGCCGCACATCTTTACGTCAAAGCACAACTTATCGCAGATCACCTTGGTTCACAGGGCGTTCTATTTGACGGCGATACTTTCTAATCATAGTTTCAAATATAAGGAGAATAAATTATGGCTACACAAACTATTATTCAGTATCTTGAAACTTCGCAGGTAGATGGTTTCGGTGCTTCCGTTCCAGTAGGACTTGCTGCTATGAACCGCCGCCAGACAGAGGTTTTCCTCGCTGGTGAGGCTCTTGACGCAGGTGACTGGGTTGCGCTTGATCTAACTGCCGCAAGTGACGAGGTTGCTTCTGTTACAATCGCCAAGGCTGATAGTAACAAGGGCGCTGGTGCTGGTGTAACTTCACAGGCTTCTATTGTTGTCGGTGTTGTTCTCGGTCCAGCAAGCGAGAGAGATGATGACGGCTCTGGTGGCGTTGTTTCTGGGGGTCAGGCTTCTGTCTGTATCCGTGGAATTTGCGAAGCCAAGACCGATGGAACTGGAACTGCTATTGCGGTTGGCGATGCTCTAACTGCTGATGCGGCTGCTGGTAAGGCTGTAAAGGCTCAATACACGGGCGCTGCTCCATACCCAAGAACACTTATCTGCGGTATGGCTGTTGACGCTACTGCTCTTGATGGTCTTTCATCTGTCTATGTTATGCCTGCCCTTGGCTAATCACCAAAGCAAAGTAACAGGATAAAGGAGAACTATGCCCCTTCCCCTCGCTGGGGTTGGGGCTTTTTCTTTATCACTTGACTTTTACTATATATTGAAGACGAGGAAACCTTTATGAACCTAACAGCAATTAGAGAAAAAATAAAAAACATTACTGACTATTCCCCAGATTTACAAGCATTCAACGAACAACTTGATGAGATTGTAAATGATGCTTACTATTCTATCTGGACGCAGAAGCGTTGGACTTTTGCTACTGAAACCATACCATTTAGATTTTTCGTAGATATTCTCCCAGACAGAGATAATGAGAATGTCGTTGCTCCTGCTACTTCTGTTGGGGCTATTTGGGTTCAGGGTGAACGACTTGTAAACTTTCAGTTTCCAATTGATAGACTAACCAAAGTTGGAACACTTGAAGGAAGAGATGTATGGGAAGGACAGCCCATTACAATTGAGAACAGAGAATATATTATTGAGAAAGTTGTTCTTGGAAATCAAATTATTGTAGACGAACCTATCGTTGCTCCTGCTCCATTAGCAGGCACATATTCTTATAACTGGTATATCAAAAAGAGATGGTATGATCTTCCAGAAGATCTACTTGAATTGTTATTCTTGGGTCACCGAGATTACCCCTATAACACCTCCGCAGGTTCTTATCCACCCTACGGCAAGGCTACTGCTATTATGCCTCGTAGAGAGGAACAGATAGACCTACGAGCCGATTACAAAGCATCCTACGCAGAAGCATATATCTGGTCGCCAAGTCGCTTTGTAAAGCCAGCAGAGCGTTTGAAAATAAACATTCTTCAAGATGTTGGTGTTGGTTGGAACGCTAATGGATATTATGAATTTTGCTGGGCTTTTCTAAAAGATGGAAAGATTGGATCGTTGAGCGAACCTACTATCGCCCAACAGAACGCAGAAGGAAATAATGCTTTTGTTTTCCAGTTCTATGGTTGGGATGATGAACTAATTGTTGCTGATGCTTACAACAACGAAGATGAAAGACCAACACCTTGGCGTGGTTACAGAAAGGTTTTGTTCTGGAATAAAAACTTTGATAGTGTTACTGGTGAACGCAAAGGTCTACCTTGCTGGATACAAGTTCGTAATGGTGGAAATACCAGAAACAGCGAAATCTACAACGAACCTGTTGTTGTAAATGATGAGGCTAATGCTTACACACTTGCTTATTTCAATCAGTTAGACAACGGACAGAAGCGTTATATTGAGATTGACGGACAGCATCAGCAGATCCGTCCTTATCCCCGTGTTGATGGTTTTGATGAGGAAATAGCACAAGCAAAGAACGATCAAGTTATTCAAACATTCCACGACTTCCGTAGAGATGGGATTATCCGTTATTACAGAAAGCCAAAGGATCTTCTGCTTGGAACTGATAGTCCTGATATGCCTTACGAATTTCACCAACTAATTGTCTACAAAGCACTTGAAGATATTTATTTGAAATTGGGACAGGATACTTTATCCAGCACATATGCTCGTAGAATTGAGAACGAGATGAAAACATTACAGAAAAGATATGTAGACCATATTGATAGTAATGTTCGTAGAGGTCAGTTCGGTTCAACCAGAAGAGGATTTATCTACGACTACCAGTCACTAAAACACTTGGGGTAATAAGTAAATGGCTTTGAAAACAAAAACAATACAATTCGTTCAGGCGGCTGGATTAGACCAAAGATGGAAAGGTTCTATTGGTTATGCTGATAATGTAACCAATATGAGAATTGATCCTAATGGTCTTGGTTGGGTTGCTGATCGTGGTATAGAAAGTTGGTGGAAATTTCCAAGTTCATTTACTATTGTAGGCAACGCAACAAGTATTACAGAAAATTTGCTTTATCCCACAGATGCTTGTTTTATTTGGGAGAAGTCTTCAACAGGACAGATATATTATTTCTGGGAGAGAGCAGGTAAACTGATTTATGCTTGGGGTAATAAAAACCAAGGATCAACTTATTCAGGAAACTATTACTACAACGATTTTGTTTATCTTGATAGTGATAGACACAATAGAAAAACAAATGATTTAGGAACCCAGTTTATTCCTTATGGTAATAGACTTCTAATCATCAACGGCTACGACAAGCCTATCTGGTTTAGCGGTAATGAAGATTATAGGCAGTTTGGTTTTTCAATTGCTACACCTTCCGTTCAAGCAACTGCTATTCAGCCTGATTATCTATCAGGTCAACAACTTGAAATTGGTTCTGCTTTCCCTGTCTTTGGTGAGAAATCTACACTTGGTCTTGGTTCTCTTGATAATGAGAGATCACAATTCAATTATTATATGACTACTATTACAGAGGACGGAGCAGAAAGTCCACCTTCTTCTGTAACATCAGTAGACTGGATAGTTGCCTCAAACGCATCACAACCAGACGAACAAAGACGATTTGGTGTTGTTCTTTATGTTCCACAAGGAGCAGAGGGAACTGCTGCTCGTAGAATATACAGAACTAAAAATATAAAAAGAACTGGTGCTACTGATAGTAATGATAGTGTATTCTACTTTGTAAAAGAAATAGAAGATAATTCTACCACACACTTTATTGATATAATCCCAGATACTTCACTAACAGCACAAGCCCCAGAGAACTTTGCTTCTTCTCGTATCAATACAACCTACAAGGTTGGTGCTACTTGGGACAACCGCATTTGGCTTGCTGGTGGAGACAGCACACCTACAAGAATTATTTATAGTGATAAAGGTATACCAGAACAATTTGGTTCTTTCTCTTTCTTTGATGTTGGTAATAGTCAGGGAGGACACATCGTTCAGTTGTATCCTTACTACAATAACCTTCTTGTATTCCGTCGTAATGCTATTGAGATCATCAGGCGTGACGGACAGGGACTTCCAACTATCTCTACATTAGCAAGTAACTTGGGAACAGAAGCAGGCAACGCAATTTGTAATGTTCCTAATATGGGTATAATGTTTTTGAATGAAGAAGGTATTTGGCTAATATCTGGTGGTCTTGATGGTGGTTCATCTGTAACCATTACCAAAGTTAGTGAGACACTTGATAAAGAAATACAAAAAATAAATACCGCAGCAATCCAAAGATCTTGGGCTTGTTATTCTAAAAAGGAACGTGAGGCTTGGTTCCACTTCCCACAGGACAGCAATTCAATTCCAACAAGAGGAATTGTATTCCATTTAGATAATAACCAGTTCTCTGCGAGAGGAGCAGTAAATAATGCTAATGAAAATTTGTTTAGATTTACTTGTGCTGCTGCTGATCCAGAGGGTCATTTTGTTTTCGGTCAAGCACCAAAATGGACTGGGCTTGGAGGGGGTGTTGGATCCCCTATTGTTATTGGCTCTTTTGGTATTGGTGTTTCACCCTTGGCTGTATGGTCTGGTTCTCCAAACTTCGGTCAAACCTTTTTAGTAAATTCCTTCAATCAGGATACAGCAACCTATAATGTAGCGAATGTAAATAAACCAGAGAGCCTTTGGGAAAGTAACTGGATAGACTTTGGAGACAACAGCATAAAACATCGTGTTTATTCTGTTGAGGTTGAACTTCTATCTTATGGAGACAATCCACTACAACTACAATACGCTACTGATTATGATGCTACATTCACAACAGCAGGCGAGCAAAAACAAGCCCTAAATGAAAGGGTTTTTACATCAAAAGAAGATCCCGTGTTTGGAGCCAGCGATCCTACAATCAGTAAGAATTTCTTTACAATAAACCAAAGTTCTCTACAAGATGGACGCATTATTAGGCTACGCTATGATGTAAATACACAACTGGTAAATCAGTTCAAGTTTAGAATAAAAACACAACCAGCAATAACAGGATCACCTGCTAATTCTACTTTCCATTTGCTTTCCTTCCATATCAATTACGACAGCAGAGATCAAATGGCTCTAAACCAGAATACAAGATTACAGAAGGGGCAAGCAAGATAATGTCTAAACACTATACAGAAAAACCAAATGTTCGTTTCAGTCAAGTAAAAAGTGAAAACCTAAACGACAATATAACAAAAACATTAGGCGAGGTAAATGGAAATCTAAATTCTAATAATCTTCCTGTTGATGCTCTAACATTTGATAAGTTTTCTTCTCCCAACAGAACATCACTAACTTCTAATGCTACAACTAAATTAGATTATGAAGGGGCTACACAAGATTACCATAGTGTTAGACGCTGGAATACTTTTGAAGACAGCAACGATATGTGGGAGCCAGTTGAAAGTATCAATCTACAAACAGAGAACTGGTCTACGGGCTGGAATAAATTAGTAGATTTTGGAAGTATGGATTATACCTTTTTAGATTTTGATGCGAAGGAAGGTATACTTACGGGCTGTGCTGTTATTGATTTCCACCACGGATTAGATAGAATTGTTTATCAAAGTGATGATACAACCTTCCGTGTTTTTTATGGATATGATTGGTGGACTGAATGGGGTGTGTTTGTAAATGATACACTTGTAGCAGAAACTTCTTGGATTTATGCTCGTAGGATTACTTGTAATATTCCATTCAAAGTTCCTGTTGGATCACAGAAAGTAAAAATAGATTTGCGTTGGAGAGCAGTAACCAGTAATGCTGTTGGAACACCATATCAAGGAAACCCAACAAGACCACTTGATATATTTGGAGCGCACATTTGGGTCAGGAATGTAAAGAGGTAATAATATGGGACAGATAAATTTTACAAAATTTAGAGAAGGAGACACACCAGACGCTACTGGTCTAAATGCTCCTTATGATGATCTTGCTGCTGTATCAATTGAAAAAGAAAATACAAAACCAAACTGGGCTACAAGAGCGCACTTTGATGATACAGGTGAGAAAGCAAATGAATTATTCTTTTATGACTATGATGGTGTATCTGCTTTCCAAACAACCAACACAAACTACCAAGTTGTAATAAATGCTGGAACCCCAAGTAGAATTACTTTTCCAGCAGGAACCAGTATGGATGGCGCACACATAATTCGTGCTGGGGCTTCGGGTATTATTGGAGATATTATTTGTAATACTGATGGGAACGGAGATGGAACACAAGATAGTTATAACTATTTTTCTTTCCGTCTGTTAGTAACTTATAATGTAGGTGGAGGAAACCTAACTGATGTTATTGCTGAATGTGGTTATTCTTACACAAGACGATCAAGACTAACCAACGACAGCACAGGTTTAGATAGTGCTTTGTGGTGGAGGAACTTTTCTTTCTCTGGATTGTGGGCTGTTCCAAATAATAATACACAAATTATTTCAATACAACTTGAAGCAAAAGTAGGACCGAATGGTGGTGCTGGTAATCAACTTGATGTTACAAGAAATAATATCAACGCAGTTTTGGTGAGGAACTAATATGGCTTTCGTAAAACCCTACAATTATATAAACAACCAAGTTTTAGAAGATACAAACCAACGCTCTAATGAAGAAGCGGCAAAGGTTTATGTGAACCAAGAAATTGTTGCTGCTGATTATGGAACTAATTTAGATTATACAGAGATAGAAGCAGGAGAATTCCTACCAGTTACAAACGATCATAAGTTTGCTTCGTCCTTTATCGCAGGACAAAACATTTCAAATGATAATATTGATAGGGCTTACTTTACTTCTACAACAAAAGCAAATAACCAAACATCAGCCAGTTCAGTTGTTTATCGGGATTTGTATGGATGTGGTAAAAAAATCAAACTGGATAGGTCAGCACAAGTTCTTGTAACTTTCCAAGCAGCATTTATCGCAGGAGATAATAGTAATACTACTGGTGGTGATGGTTCAGGTATGTGGGAAAATAGGGTTGTTCTACGCCACACAGATTATACTACATCAAATCCTACGCCAGTATATATTGCTGGAACAAGAGGATATGTCTTTGAAGGTGCTGGCGCATCATTAGGTCTGCTAAATCCTAACGCTGGTGGGACTGCCGCAAACAGAAGACAAGTCCAGCATCAGTATGTTTTATCTTTATCAAGAGGCGAACACGACTTACAAATCGCAGTCAATCCAAAAGTAGAATATGGTTGGACTTCTGCGAGAAACTTTTTAGTTGAGGTCTTCTATCTATAAGGACTTGACTTATTCACTATTATGAGGAAATAAAAATATGGATCCAATTACATTAGCAATTATCGGTTCAGTCGCAGGAGCGGGAATTGGCGCACTACCACAGATTATTCCTTCCAAGTTTGAAAGAGAACAGAAGAAGCGACTAAAAGAATTACAGAGAAAAGAAGAACTTGGACTTCTTGGTCTTACTGATAAAGAGCGTCAGGTTCTTGAAGGCAGACTTGAAACAAAAGCAGATGCCGCAGAAAACTTCGCACAGCAGGAAAGAGAAAGATTGCTTGCTACACAAGCAGGCGGGGCTACTTCTGGTGCTGCTCTACTTGGCGCACAAGTAGCAAGCGAACAAGAAAGAGAACAAAACAGAGCAATCAGTCAGGCTATTGAAGAGCAAGACCTTGCTAAACAGCAGAGACAGATTGATGAGATCCGTGCGTTGGAAGCAGCACAGGGTCAGTATGCTGCTAATAGAGCGCAGGCTATTGCTGGTGTTGTTGGTTCTGGTGTTGAGGCTGGCTTTGGTGCCGCAGCACAACAGAAGATTATTCAGGGAAATCTAACCCCAAGTGCTAATTCTGTAAATGCTATTAGCGAATTGTATGGTATTAGTGAGGATCAAGCAAGAGGGCTACTTGAAGTTTCTGCTAAAAACCCAGAAGCCCTACGCCTCTACCAGACACTAAACACACCATCGTCAGGACAATAGAGGATTTATAATGGGTATAAAAAATGTAAACGGACAGAATGCTTATGTTATTGAAGCACCCCCTTATGAAAGTAGAACTTCAAGAGGCGAGGGCTACGCACAATACATAACCAATCTTCGTTGGAAGATGTGGGAAGAAGCACAGAAGTCTATTCAAGTTGAGATGGAATTTGAGAAGATGGCGTATCAGGAACAGATGCGTTTTCTCCGTTCCCAGCAACAGCAGATCCAAAGCGATATTGCTGCTACTAACAGACGACTTGCTGACTTGGATAGAATGGAGGCTGATAAGGCTGCTGCTCTTTCACAGCGTAACGCATCAGCACAAAACACACAGAACGCACAGACAAGATCATTACAATTCCAAGCACAGCCAACTGGGTCTGTATCTACCACAATAGGTAGAACTGCTGCTACACCATCATCAGGCAGGGCAAGAACAAGAGCAGATATTCTTGGTGACCTTTCTGGTGATACACAAGATAGTTTTTTGAGGGTTCAGGAAGCAGCCAACATCGCAGGTGGAACTGAAACCGACCCAACAGCGAGATCACAAACCCAAGCAGCAAAGGCTATGGAGCGTGCTAATTATCAGTTAGGTTCTGGTGGTGGTGTTACTGCTGGTGACGAACAAGCATTCAAGGCTGCTATTGTTGCTGCCGAAATTGAAAGGGCTGGTGATGCCGCAGAAGCCGCTGGTGGTGATCGTGCGAAAGCAGAGCAAGATGCTTTATCAAACTTCACAGCAGATTACCAAAGTGATTATAATACACAGATCGCATCAATACCAGAAGAACCTGCTGCTGGAACTGGTGGAGGAAGAACAGAAGTTCCACCTACCACAACATCAACCACAAGAGGCGGCAGATCAGTTCCCCCAGCAGCGACACTTGCGACAGGTGAAGCACCAAAATACACCGCAGCAAGAGCAGCCCTAATTGCTGAAAGAGATAGATTAGAAGCACAACTTTCTAATCTTCAACAGCCAGAAGTTCCGCAGTTTGATATGTTGGAAAGAACCCGTGGTAAGTTCCAGCAGTCTTATGGTGAAGGTGGATTTGGTTTAGCA